TCTTTCGGGCTTTTGTGTGCTTTGCCCGAAATTCTCACGGTGCGTGACGGTGCGAGTGTCCACATGCGACGGTCGGGGGTAGTAACCATGAGTGATAATCGGGGGTTACGGAGCGTGAGATGAGCGGGTATCAGTCCATGATTGTGGTGTCGTACGCGGTTGCCGAGTCATACGGCTGGCCGGCGGCGGACCTGGCGGCGGTGGGCGAGGACTGCGACACGGTGGACTGGGTCAGTGAGCGGCTGCTGGAGGTGGCGCTGGCCGCGTGCGTCGCCTGGTCGGTCGAGCACCCGGGTGTGCTGACCTGCGACCCGACATGATCGACCTCGAACAGGTGCGGCGCCGCTGGGAGCTCGCGCGACTGGCCGGTGGGATCGTGCTGACGATCTACCCGCAATCCACGCGGCCATGATGAATGCCGGGCCAGCACCGAGGCGGCGGCGGGCGGGTCGGCTCGAGCGGGCGGTGCGCCGCGACATCCGAGGGTTGGGCGCCATCCCCGACGGGGCGCATGCTCTGGCTGAGATCGCGCTGATTCTGGCCATGGCGGTGGACAGCGAGGAGGGCCCGCTCACGGCGCGGGCGAAACTGGCGCAGGAGCTGCGGATCACTCTGGCCCAGCTGCGGGAGGTGGTGCGTGACAGCCTCGACGGTGACGGCGCGGATGGGGGAGATCACAGCCCTGTTTGGGACGCCGAGGTCACCTGAGCGGCCGACGTTGGGCCCGCGGGTGGCGGAGGTCGCGCGGCGGTTGGGTAAGCCGTTGATGCCGCATCAGCGGCTGATCGCTGACATCGCGCTGGAGATCGACCCGGCAACCGGCCGGCTGGCCTATTCGCAGGTGATCGTTATCGGACCGCGGCAGGCCACGGGCAAAACGGAGCTGCTGCTGCCGGTCATGACGCACCGCTGCACCGGGTTCGACGAGTCGCTGACCCGGTGGGTGCGTGAGCATCTGGGGATCGCGTTGGCCCCGCCCGGCTCGCAGCGGGTGCTGTACACGGCGCAGACCGCCGACGATGCCCGTAAGAAGTGGCGCGACGTGCACCTCGAGCGGCTACGCGCCTCGTCGTACTTCCGGCCGCGCCCGCAGTTCAGCGCCCGGCTGACCACGAACAAAGAGGCCCTGTTGTGGCGCAACGGGTCGGCCTGGTCGCCCGGGTCGACCACCGGGAAGACCGGCGGCACGGGCGACACGTTGGACCTGGGTGTGATCGACGAGGCGTGGTCGAGAACGGACGCGCGTACCGAGCTTGGCATGTTGCCGGCCATGATGACCCGCGGCGACTGGCGCCAGTTATGGGTCACGTCGATGATCCCCGGCATTTCCCGGGCGGCGCCGGGGACGTGGTCGTATCTGGCCGGGAAGCGGCGGGTGGGGCGCGAGCTCGTGGCGGCTGGGGTGAAGTCGGGGGTGGCGTTGTTCGACTTCACCGCCGCTGAGGATGCCGACCCGGACGATCCGGCTACCTGGTTTTCGTGCATGCCCGGGTTGGGGCGCACGGTGGGGTTGGAGGTGGTGGCCGCCGACCACGCGACGTGGACCGCGGAAGGCAACGCGGTGGACTTCCAGGCCGAGTATCTGGGGTGGGCGCCGAAGGAGACCGTGGCCCGGTGGGGGCTGCTGGCCCGGCAGGTGTGGGAGGTGGACCGCATGGACCCGACCTCGAGCATCGTCGGCGACGTGGCTCTGGGCATCGAGGTGTCCGAGGACCGCCGGCAGGCGTGGATCGGGGCGGCTGGGCGCCGCGCCGACCGGGACTGGCACGTTGAGGTGATCGAGCCCGGGTATCTGATTCCCGAGGGGACGGTGGGCATTGACTGGGTGGTGCGCCGCGTCGTGGCGGTGGTGCTGGCCCAGGACGTGTGCACCATCGTGGTCGACAAGCGCCGCCCCGCGTTCGCGCTGGTCGCCACGCTGCGGGCCGCGCTGGATCAGGCTGGCCGGCCGGACCTGAAAATCCTGACCCCGGATCAGGCGGAGATGGGCGCCGCGTGTGGCCGCTTCTACGACGCGGCCGGCGGGGTGCGCGGCGGCGAGGCCGCGCAGGTGCCGGCTGTCGGGTTGTGGCATCTGGGGCAGCGGGCGCTGTCCGACGCGGTGGCGCAGGCCCGCCGGTTCGAGTTGGGCATCGGCGCGTTCGTGTTCGTCAAGCGCGGCCAGTCCGGCGATATCGGGCCGTTGTACGCGGTGGTCGAGGCGATGCACGGGCATGAGCTGCTCTCCACCGGCGAGCCCTACCCCGCGTCGGAGGGCATCGACCTGGGCGGGAGTTGCCCGCGTTGCGGCCGGTCTACGTACCTGTTGGCTGATCGGTGGTGCCATGCTATGGACGACACGCCCGAATGCGGAACCTAGAGGCGGTCCCCCACTGTGTTTGACGAGGCGGTTACCACCATCCTCGACGCGCTCGCCCTGTGTGCCCTGGCCGTGGGCGCCGCGGTGCTGGTCATCGGGCCGCTGCGCGTGGGCGTCGCCCTGGTTGTGGGAGGCGCGGTGCTACTCAGTAGCACCGCGGCGCTGGGTGTGCTGGCCGGGTGGGCGATGCGTCGGCGCGGCCCGAGCGGTGAGGGCGCATGAGCCTGGTGCGCCTGCCCTGGGGCCGCAGCGCCCGCGACACCGGGTTCTCCAACATCTACGGGCCGCTGATCCCGCCCCGCTCATCGCCGATGACGACAGGCACGGTGCCGGTCAACAACGCCACCGCCATGCGGCACAGCGCGGTGTGGGCGTGTCTGGCGCTGCGGGCCGGGCTGATGGCCTCATTCCCGGTGGACACGTTCCGCGACGGGGTCGACGCCGACGGCAACAAGGTGGCGATTGAGATACCGCCGGCGCCGATCCTCAAGGCCCCCGGCGGGGAGGACTGGGGCTGGTTGGACTGGGGCTACGCCACCCAGGTCGACATGGACCGGGCCGGCAACGCCATCGGGCTGATCACCGAACGCAACGGCATCGGGCTGCCGGCCCGCATCGATTTGCAGGACATTTCCTCGTGCACGGTCACCGTGCTCGGCGAAAACAGCAACAAGGGCAAACCGGGCAGCCTGCGCTACCGGATCCACGGCAAGGAGTACGGGCCCCAGGAGGTGTGGCATGAGCGGCAGTACCGCCTCGCCGGCCTCGCGGTGGGGCTGTCTCCGATCGCGATGGGCGCCTGGGCCATCGGTGAGTACCTGTCGATGCAAGATTTCGCCCTGGCCTGGTTCGGCGGGGCCGGGGTGCCCAAGGCCAAACTGAAAAACACGGCGCTGAACAAGGTCGACAACAAGGAGGCGGGGATCATCCGCGACCGGTGGGCCGCGATGATCCACAACGGTGATCTGTTCGTGCACGGCAAGGACTGGGAGTACGAGATGCTCCAGGCCAACGTCGCCGGCACCGAGTTCATCGAGGGCCGCCGGTTCGGCCTGTCCGACATTTCCAGGTTCTTTCAGTGCCCCGCAGACCTGATCGACGCGGCTATTTCGGCCCCCGGAACCCTCACCTACGCCACCATTTCCCAGCGCAACCTACAGTTTCTGATCATGCAACTGGGTCCGGCCGTGCGTCGACGGGAGGCCAACCTGTCCAAGCTCATTCCGGCCCCCCGCTACGTCAAGTTGAACACCGACGCGCTGTTGGCACTCGACCCGGAAACCCGGGCCCGGGTGATCAACGCGAAGATCGCGGCCCGGCGGATGACCCCGAATGAGGCCCGCCGGCTGGAGAACATGGCGCCGCTGAGCGTCGCGCAGGAGGACGAGTTCATCCGCCTGTTCGGCGACCCGAGCGCGAAGGCGCCCAGCAACGCCCCGCCCAAGCTGCTCCCCGGCAACCTGTCAGCCGAGGAGTTGGCCATCCTCGATCGGGTCATGCCGATTCAGGCCATCGCGACAGTAGGAACCCCCGAACGGGAGGCGTCATGAGCATCGTCCGCACCCGGGCCAGCCGGGCCGAGCTGGCGGAGGCGGCGGCCGCTCGCGCCGCGGGTGCGGCCAAGACCGGCTACCTGACCCGATCCGCCAGCCAGAGACTCCCCGGTTCCCGGTCGGTGCCGCCGGTTGATCAGCGCCGCGAAACGGCGTTCCCGGCCACGATGCGCGCCGACAAGGTCACCTACAACGGCCAGCAGCTGCACCACCTGTCCGGCATCGCGTCGGTCACCGACGTGCGCTACCAGATGTGGGACATGTTCGGCCCCTACGACGAGATCATGGACGGCGGCGCGTTCGACAAGACCCTCGCGAACTCCCCCGACGTGCAGTTCCTGGTCAACCACAAGGGCCTAGCCATGGCCCGGACCATCCCGATGCCCGGCCGGCAACCGACCCTGATCCTGGCGAAGGTGGCCGGGCCCGAGCCCACCGACAACGGCCTGGGCATGGACGCCTACCTCAACGGCAAGCGCACCGACGTGTCCGACCTGATCGTCGCCGTCGACGACTACCAGATCACCGAAATGTCCTTCGCGTTCATGCTGCTCGAGGGCTGGTGGTCCGACGACTTCATGACCTACAAAATCACCGAGGTCGACATCGACCGCGGCGACGTGTCGGCGGTGAACAAGGGCGCGAACCCGTGGACCTCGATCGGCGCCCGCCAGCAGGAGATCCTCGACCAGGTCCGGGCCATGCCCGCCTCGCTGGTGCGGGCCGTGTGGTCCGAGCTCGGGCAGCGCCCCGACGTGGACATGGACCTGTTCTACGCCGGCTGGAAGCACGCCACCGAACGCGACCGGGCGGCAGCCGCCGCGGCCAGCGCCGGCAAGCGGGCCATCGCGATCGCGATCGACACCGACGACGACGAGGACGAGGACACCATGGCGTGCCCGTCGTGCGGGGCCGGCAACGCGACCGACGCGTTGTACTGCGACCAGTGCGGGGCCAGCATGACCGGCGCGCAGCCGATGGACCAGATGGCCGCCGCGGGGTCCGCGCAGCGTGGCGCGGGCAGCGACAGCCCAAGATCGGCGGGCGGGTATAGCCTGACCCGTGTCGAGGCGATGATCGCCTCAGTGGAGAGCCGATAACAGCACGAGGGGCGCGTCAGCCCCGGCATCG